ATTTTTACTTTGTAATATCGCTTAAAATTAGGATGGGTTATTTTTGGTTTGACATCAAATATTTTATTAAAAGTTTGAATACTCATTTTAATTGCTCCTTTTTTTTTTGAATTTATAGTAGCCAAAGTAATCTTTTTTAACTTCAAATAATTCTTGTAATTTTTCTAGTACTTTAGGATATATTGTTAAATTGGGAAAGTTAATTAAAACTTCCATTCCTTTATGTTTTGATAAAGATTTTTCTATTTGTGGTTTGATAAGTTTAAAATATATTAATTCTTTACTATTCATGTTAACCTTTCTATGTTTTTTTGTTTCAATAATTATTATTTTATTAGTAGTGTTCGCAAAAATACGGAAACTCGTCTTTATGTTTATATCCATAACTATTTTTACATTCTTCACAATATACTTTTATCCAGAAATGAAGTAATTCTTTTCTGTGACATTCTACATACCATGATCTGCCATTTGGATGCAATCCACACCCAGCATGTCTAGTTGACGCACCAAGATATTCCTTGCTTTTAATATTGCCATATGCTGATTTTGACTCAGAGCAAAAATCGTATTTAATCCATTTATAATTTATATATGCTTCGCACCAACCAAAAGACACATTACAATATAAACAGATTATTGTGATTATTATATATTTTATCATGCGCTTATAAATATATGAATTATAACTGCTAAAAATAATCCACCTATAACTATACCAAACAAATTATCCTTTATAAATCTTTTCATATTTATTCCCTATTTTATATAACTCAAAAGCCTTATTCCCACCATGTAGTTTTTATATTCTTGTAAATCAATTTCTGGCCTTACTCTCCAATTTGATATATTATATATTGGTATAAATATTAGAAATAATATAATTAATATTGATTTCATTTTTTTACCTACCTTTCAAAATATACCGATTAAAAAAATAGTATTAAAATATAAAAATATACAACGATGTAATTATTACAAAACAATCAAGTACGGTAATCAAAAATAGTGAGACCATATTCTACTGCAAATTTATACATATTATTCGTACCTCTGCCCCCAGGGAATAACAAGACGGCATCTGCATAATCAGCCATGATTTTGTTTCTGATAGCACCCGCCGCCTTATCATAACGTGCCCAGTCTGCTTTAAATACTTTACATGGTATATTATTGGCTTGTGCGTAATTCAGTGCTTCTGTGTCTGCCCCTGTTGCGCCTCCTGTGATTATTTCATGAACTCCATAAATCACATTGTTACGATTATGCATTATGTCATCCAATAATGTGACATCTGCACTGGTAAATTTGTAATGCCGACCACCTGCAATGATTAACTTCATATGTTTTCTCCTGCTTCGCCTGTAATAAAAAACCCAGAAAATCACAAAGATTTGTTTTCTGGGTTTTTTTTATTAAAACGTAAAATCTATAATGAGCGCAGCGATTCCAGCCATTAGTTTTACCTATGATGCCCCTTGCTTAGGAAAAAGCGAATGGCGTGAACAAAAAAGCGTTTTATCTTTTTGGGCACGTCAGACGCTACGTGGGGTAGAATGATCATTTCGGATTTTACATATATATGTTTGTCATTTTTATTTTATAACATTTATATGTAAAACCGTTTCAAAATATCCTTTAAGCTGAGTATGTTTAAGCAAAATTTAGATTAAAGTTATTTTCAATAATTTATTAAATAGAATGTGGGTAAATTCTAATATAAATTTTGTTTTATCATACGAAGTATCGATTTTTTTTTGGAGAGTAGTGGTAGTAAATAAGAAATATTTGTTCTGATTTCTTATGGGGAATCTTGGGAGAAATGGGGAGTTATGGTGTTGGGTTTGTTATGTCAAATCCTTCGCTTGGGTTTTCATCGGTTGAGAATTCTACGTAATCCGCTTTGATACCAGATGGGCGGCGTTTCCAGGAATATGTAATTGCATCGGATGATAAATTTGTAAATACTGAAGTTAATGAATTTTTCTTTTTTCTTGGTGTAGCGGAAAAATCTGCGACTGGTCCTGAGATTGAAATAAAATCTGTTTTTATTTTTGTGTCGTTATCTGCTGCAGTATGTATTGTAACTCTAAAAGTAGTAACTATCCAGCCTGTTCGGAATCCATTTCCAGGTGAAGCAAATTGGGGGAAATTGAGATCGGTTACCGAATTCGACATGATTTCACCCAAATCGCCTGATACATCTTCAATGAAAGTCCAAATATTAGTTGCTGGCGCTGATAGTCTTTTTCCGCTTCCAAACAGGATAGTTGAATCTGGATTGTCAACTGCATCATTGAAAAACATTTCAAATTTTGCTATTCCCGAACTGTGGGCGGTAAGATCTACTGTGTGTATTGAATTTTGTGCTGCATAGCCAAAGGCATTTGGTCCTGGGGCTGTTTGCTGTAGTGAGTATTGTCCAAATTCCGTACCAGATCCACTAAATGAAGCGGCAATGAATGCGTCATATGCGTCTTGGTTATTACTTGCACTGGCACTTTTTATTTCACTTACTCTGCTGGTTACTCCGACTACTGTTGTTCCTGTTGAAATAAAAGCGGTAAGGGTGACTGTAAATGATCCACTTTTTAAATACTGGTGTGTTGGGTTTTGATCCTCAGAGGTGTGGCCGTCACCGAAATCCCAAAGCCAATTGTCAGGTGAGCCAGTTGATGTATCTGTAAAATTAACAATTGTACCGACTGCACCAGAAGTAATGTCTGCGGTAAAGTTAGTGGCTACAGTCATGATTTAATTAGGATCAATTTGGGTTTGAATAAAATTTCTCTTTTCAACTGTCTGAGAATTACTAAATGCGTCAGTTGCAGTCAATTGTATATCCCATTCCTGAATCGCCCAGGGGGGAACTTGCCTCCGATAAAAAGCAATTAATGTTTTCTGCATAAAGGCTTGATATGCACCGATAAATATCATTGTAAATAAATTCTTATACCAGTGTTCTTTTTTGGGTCGTGGTCCGTTTGCAATTGGAACGTTGCCTGTATCTGGTTGAATATCCCATACATTTTCTGCCGCTAATGTAAATATTCTTTTGGTTTCTTCACTTGGAATTGTAAATTCAATTATCCCCGAATGTCGTTCTAGTAAATGTCCTCTATTTGTTGTTTTTCTTTTTGTGGTTTTTGATATTAGTTCATTTTCTTTGAATAATCTTCTCCTTCCTCTTTTTTTCCTTGAACCTCTGCGAATTTTAATTTTTCGCGAATCATCTAATTTCTTAAATCGTTTTTGTTTCGGTGTTTTATCTTTTGGAGAAGTCGGAGTTTTTTTATTGTTATTGATTTTCTTAATTTTCTTTTTAAATCTTTCAATTCTAAATTCTTCATCAAATTCTAGTTCAAAAGGCCATTTTGTATTACTCGGAGTGAAGAAATTCGGATCAGTATCGAAGTGTTCAATTTCTCTTAATTCCATTTCCAAGAATAAATTCGTATGTGCGATTTGTAGTCTTTTGTCTTGGGGGTTTTTAAGGTGTTGAAGTTCTATTTGATTATGCGATCGGAGTAATAATTGAGTCGGTAAGGAATGTACGAATTGCTTGTTAATTAAACTGGTGGATAGATTACCAATATCACCTGATGTTATAATCTCCGCCTTTGTTAATGGTTTTACCATATTGAATCAATAATAGTCTAGTTTACGATCAGCTAATCCAGGATTAATACGATTCCCATCACGATCAAATCTCGAAACCGCAGCTTTCGGCTCAACTCCGGTATTAGTGTTCTGAATCTCATCTTTTTCCACCGAACCATCTGGTCCCGTTGCAAATAACCTCAATTTATTTATCAATGTCTTCGCTTCTTGAAAGAACGGATTATATGTCGCAAACTCAAATCCAGCCGTAGTCGATTTAGATTTTAATATCATTCCCACGGCATAATTCGCCTCCGCAAGTACCACCATTTTTGACGCACTTGAAAACGGTACCTCATACCGGTCCCTTAAATTATCATTCACCCAATCCGTAGCTAATGCGATTTCTTTCGCAAAATCACTTTCCCCCGTCGCATATCCCGGTGTCGTTGCTATGTCATGAAACAATAAATCCAAGTCGTCATCTGTACTATATCCCATTTTTGTTTCCTCCTAAAAAATAGTAGAAATTCGATGCCAGTCTATGCTTTACTTACCGTTTGTCAAGATACTATTTGGCACAACTGTTATCATGTGTTTTTTACATCGTATTCAAAACCATGTAAATATTACACGGTTTTCAAATGGTTTGCCATTGTGGCAGTTATATCAAATATAGGGAATCTTTCCCTATATAGGGAATCTTTCCATAGTTTGCTTCGCACTTTGTGCCTTCGGCCTGCATACACTTCGTGGGCCTTCGGCCTTCGGCTTTTGCGAAATATTTTCGCATTTTACACCTAAAAACACGTTTTTTGATGTTTTTCGGTGTTTATTGATTTTCCTGTTTTGTGGCTTTTTTGGGTGCGATGCTACTCGATTAGCTTTCGGGTGGGTGGGTATTCTTTGAGCCTTGGCTGGCTACATGCTAAGCTTTCTGGCTCACTTGGGCTGCTACATGGATCTGCTACGTGCTGCTACTCGGGCTATGGTTTTTTGTAAATGCATCTGCTAGGCTTCTTTTAGCCGACAACACCGGATAGCTACAAAAAAAGCTTTTTGATAGACAAGCCAAGAAATGATTTGATGAAATAGCGACCTGGGTGAAGATAAAGAGGGTGGGGTAGCTATGGGGTGGGGGATGGCATATATAAAGAGATGAGTGAATATGTAAAACATATGAACGAATGCCGCTATTTTTTTTGAGCCTCATTCATTTTATTCAAGGCGAATTATAGAAGATTGTGGCAAAGCTGACATAATATTAGTTATGTCAATCCGAAGGATGAAATATATATCCGGCTAGCTTTCTGTCTGATAATAAGCAATTATCAGACAGCAAGCGTAATGATTTTTAATAAAGCCGGATATATATTTCACTTTGCCATTTCCTTTAGCATTTTCATTATAAAGAGAGTATTTTCATTATTACTATTAGAAAATATCTTATTATTTATTTGAGCGAAGCGCAAAAAATTTTTCTATTCAACAAGATTTTCATTATTACAAATTTTTCTAAAAAAAATTTCTTTTCTTTTTGTATAGCTTCGCTATGTATTTAATTTTAATTTTTTATTTATATTTATAAGATTTTCATTATTATAATTCTTTTTTATATAGACAACTCTTTCGCTGTATGTAATACATTCACTTTAACTCTTTTTAATAATTTACTTCTTTGAGATTTTCATTATACGTTTCTCTATTTCTATATCCTTATATGCCTTCTTATATACGGATTTTCCTACGCTTTTTTTAATAAAGCTTATATAGGATTTTCATTATGGATTCATCTTTCCTTATATGCCTTCTTATATACGGATTCGATTATAGCTTTCGGCTCATATAGCGAATTTCTGTATAGGATTTTCATTATGCGTTTTTAAGTGCTTTGCTCTGTCTTGCTCCTTGCGCTGGATTTTGCGAATCTGTCTTCGGCCGGTTGCTCTGGCAGGGATTATCATTCGTGCTTTACTTCTCGACATGTTTATATATAGCTTCTACTCGCAGAATTTTTTTTGTGCGGTTGCTGGCCTTTCCTGTGCGGGATTATCATTCGGCTCTCTCATTACTTTGTGTATAAGTTTTTTTGTAGGAGGTCGGATTTTTTTGCGCGGCTTAAAACTTTGAATCCAAACGGATTATCATTCGCAATTTAATTGCTTAGCGGAACGGATTATCATTATTTTTCTTAAAAAAAAATTAAAAAAATATTATTTTTTTTTATGTGTTTTTTTATGTTGTTTTGTGTGTGTTTTTATTTTGCGTTTGAAATTAGTCGTTTTTCTTATATTCCTATTAGATCAATTTGGTCAAAGCTATAACATTATTTCCTTGCTATTCGTAAGCGCTTATGATAGTATGATAAATACAATGAAGGATAATTTAAAACGTAAGCTTGAAAAATTACTTATTTTATCTAAGCGTGGAATTGGCGGTGAAAAGAAAAATGCTAGTCAAATACTACGTGCAATGTTGAAAAAATATAGACTAACTTTACTTGATATTAAAAGCGAGAAGGAAAAAATGTATTGGTTTAAATGGTGTGATGAATTTGACTGCCGGTTATTGAATCAAATAATGTATCGCATATTAGGCAAAGACGTGTCCACATGGACATCAAGGAAAAAGCGTAAGCATCTTGGGGTGATGGTGACTTCTACATGTATGATGGAAATAGAAATTGAGCACGATGCTTATAGGCAAAAACTTAAAGATGGCTTAAATTTTTATTACAGGGCTTTTTTACAGAAAAACGAAATTTTTCCAGATAAGCAGTTAAAGCAAATGGACAGAGATTTAACTCCTGAAGAAGAAGAAGCAATACGTATGATATTAAGTATGGCGAAGAATATTAAGAAAACGCACATTAGGAAGCAATTAACTTAGTGTTTATGATATAACAATTCTATGAAAAGGCTTGGTGATTATAATATATATGTTGGTGTGAAAGAGGAATATGAGTTGGCTGTTAATAAGGGGATGAAGGTGGAAGGTTTCATGAATTAGCTTGACAAGCATAAGCGGTTATGATAGTATTTGAATTATGAAGAATAAGACAATATGTATCGGATCTTTTTTTATGTGTATTGCTAATCAAGCTGCTGGTTCTCCATTAATAGATAAAGCTATAACTCGTGAACAAGAAGGTAAGGAAAGAATCGGTATGTCGATATTGATAAGAATTCCTTTTACTGGTAAAAAGCCAACAATTGATATTGTCTTTGGTAAATGGGGAAATCCTTTATTAAAATATTGTGATACCTGTGAATATTTAAGTCCAAAGGAATATCAGCAAAGAACTGAGAAGGTTGAGCATCGGTGCTTACATTATAATGGTATTTTAAGACATGAAGACTATCATCCTAAAATTAAGAAACCTTATTATTGTAAAATAAAATAACTTAATGGTTATGATAATATAGTTTTTTATTGGGTAGGTGTACATTAATGAAAGGGTAAAGATGAGTGCAGAAGAAAAATATATAGCTATAAAAATACAATATTTGAAACATTGGCTATGGTTTCAAACTGAAAAAACGTCAGAAGACGGAGACACTTTCAGGGGATGGGATGGATGGGGCGATGGAGGTGCTTATACAAATATAGAAATCAGTACTAGTCTCATACAGGGTAGAATAAAAACAAAATTTAATGTACACCTAACCAAGGATATAGAGGGAAGGTAGCGGTTAATATTGCTGAGCAAAAATCAGAACTATGCTTATCATGTTTAATGGAATTAAATAAAAAAGGGTATGTGGTGACAGTGCATGGATAGATGTGAGCGATAATCCTATAATCGTTGTTTTGTTGATCGGATTAAGAAAATAAAAAAATGAAATGTCCGTTATGTTTAAAACAAATCAGTGATAAAATAATCGCACGATACTTGGCTTCTAAAGGTGGGATTAAATCAAAACGTGAGATCACTACCAGCCAACAAGATAAAATGCAACGTGGCAGACAAGAGAAGAATCTCAATAAAGAATAATCGGATTATATCTGAAGTCGGTATAGTAAATATAAAACATGATAGATGTTGTAATGAATTAATGTACGATGTAAGAATTGGTTATCGTTGTACGATTTGTGGATTATTTATACATAAAAAATCATATGATTCAATAAATGAAACTAGTAATAATAAATAAATTGTTGATAATATATAAAAATTTGTGTTCACTTCATGTCGATAGAGATAATATACCCATTTTCACAATGATACAATTATTTAGCGGCGATCAGTTGATTGATGAATTTCCTATGTATCTGGAAAGGAATAGGATAAAATTATCTGATTCCAAAACTCATAATTATAAAATTAAGGCAAAAATTCTGGAATGAAAATAATCTAGCAGTCATGGGCAGCCGCCTTATTGGAGAAAACTAAAATGTTTACACAAAAAGACTTTAAAGATTTATATATACAGCAGGAGCTTTACCGGCCAGTTGTAGTAGTTAATAGATGGCATATACTAACAAAAAAGAATGTCCCTTACATGAATCTGCGAGGGTGGGGTATTGGACTACATTTTGCCTGGTATGATTATTTTCGAGGTGTAAATATCGCATTCTTGTGCTTTGAATGGGATATCGGTATATATGACTAGCCATCTATCTGTCATAGCTAAGACACCCCGAACAGGAGAAATGAATATGGACAAAAATAAACTAGATAAAGAATGTCAAAACGTAGAAACTTCGCATAATGAAGGGGTTGATCTTCAGGTGGTTATGCGCTGGATTCCTGGTGAACCAACTAAGGCTATGTGGTGTTTAGCAACATATAAAACAAATGATGAACCGCTATGTAAGGCAGTAGCTTACTTGTGGTTTAATCCTCATTCAATTGGAAAATGGTGGATTGGGACAGCAGGGAGGAAATGCCTCCGTTTTACTCAGTCAGTAACACACTGGATGCCAGTACCACGAAGCGCATAACAGGTCGGGAATCACCTACCGATTGAGCGTGTACGAATCACATGGGTATGCTCGGTTAGGTGTATGAGTTTGTTAGGAATCTTTTTAGCGGAGAACAATAATGATTTTAGATGAAATAAAAACCTATGAAGACCTGAGTGATTATCTATTAACAAAGATAGACGTTGCAGACGATAGAACTTCTAAAGTAAATCCAACTTTTACAAAAAAGGAAATGTGGAATCACTTTATGGGGCAATGTATAGCAGGTGAATACAAGGAAATATCAATACGGACAAAAGACATCCTCACTAAAAATATAAAAAAAGATTTTAGCTAAAAAGATTTCTAACAAGGGAATAGATGGAAAATGACCAAAGTTGAAATATTAAATCTCCTTCCTTCAAACTTCTTATCCGTAGTAAAGAAACATATCTTTACCGAAAATTTATATCCATATCAATTAAAAGATTTATTACAAGAACTTGAAGATATATTATTCGGCTATGGTAATTCTCTTACTCGGGAACGTTCAAGACAATCAGGAAAAACTTCATCAATAATTGTACTGGCTTTAATTTGTATGATTATCTTTCCGGAACTTGCTAAACGAAAAAAGTATACAGATCGCTTCCCAAGTCTTCACGTTTTCGAAAATGGTTTTAATGTTGTAATCGTTGCGCCTAAAATCAAACAGACTAGAATTCCTCTGAGAAGATTAAAAGGTATTTCATTCAAACCTGCTTTTATTGAATTATTAACAGATCTTGAAATAGAGGTTATAAATAAATCTTTAGATCTTTTTGGTCTTAGCAATGGCTCCACTATGATTGCCATGTCTGGGAACCCTATTTCTGTAACCGAAGGTGAGAGTGCGCATCTTCTTATATTTGACGAAGCTCATAAAATCGTTGCTTACTCTTGGCACAAAGCATATTCTCCAATGGTTTCATCCACTAATGGTACAATAGTTTCTTATGGAATTTCATGGACTGCTAAACTTTCTTTTTATAATCAAATCCAAATTAATAAAAAAGAAGGTTTTCATTCTCGAATTGCATATGAAGAGGCACAGAAATATTCTGTTAATTATGCTAAATGGGTTTTGAAAGAGCTAACACGAATATCTAGAGACTCTCTTGAATTCCAATTAAACTTTCGTCTAATCTGGAATTTGAAAACCGGTAATCCCATTACTCCTGAACTCTGGGATAATATTGATATGATTGGGAATTATAATCCCGGCGAAACTACTTCAGATAATCTTTATGTCGGTATAGATTGGGGCAAAACTACAACAAATACGTTTGTGACTTTAATTGAAAAGACTCTGGAATGTTTGAAATTTATTGACCTCCTTGAATTACAAGGCGATGATTATCCCATCCAACACATAGAGATCCAACGGTTTTTAAACAGATATCCGAGAATAAAAAAGATATGGTCGGAATCCACGGGTGTGGGTGATACCAATACGGATTTTCTAAAGGCAACCTTTGGTGAAAAAGTAATTCCGGTAACTGCTTTTAATCTTCCAAATCTTCACGACAAACTTTTGAATGAAATAAAATACAAGAGATTGATTCGGCCTCGGATAAAAGATTTTGGACCGTGGACTTCATTGACCAGGCAATTTTTGAATTGTGAGAAAATATATAGCGGTGCTTCTTTTAAATTAATCGGCCCATCTGATGAACTTGATGATGCCATTGATTCGTCAAGTCTTGCCGTGGGCGCCGCATTATTTGATGTGTTATTTGATTTCGTTTATAAGAAAAGTTCGGTTATGGCGATGTCGCAGCGAGTTAATTTTACTCCTACAAAAAGAATTGTGACTCAGAGTAAATTATTTAAGAATAAATCTAAGTATCAAGAACATTTGTCTAATTTTTAGCTAATCGCCGAAGGCGAAATGCGGAGCGCATAGCGGAGCTGGTCTTTGCCCTTGAGAAAACTCCCGCCGGAGGCAGTGTGAGCGAAGCGAGCATAACCTTTATAACTTTTTAGATAGGGATTATATGAAATCATATCTGGATCAAAATTATAATTATCTTAATATAGTATACTATCTCATTTTTTCATGCCTGAAAAAGATCTTGCAATTTAAGCAATAATTTCTTATATAATCTCTATGGCAACCACAAAGGCAAAAGTTAAATCATCGGTAAGAGAAGATAGTGTTATTTTATTAAATAAGGACTTATTCTCAAAATTTGAAATCGAATTACGTTCACCGGATAAGATATTACAACATGAGGGTTTTGATTATTATGATAAAATGCTTGACACCGATGCCCATGTGTATTCAATAATAACAACTCGTAAAATGGGAGCGGGTTCGTTTCCTTATAAACTTACTCCTAAGAATGATTCTCAAGAAGCACTTGAACAAGCAATATTCATCCAATTCCTTCTCGATGAAATACCAATTGAAAATCATTTCTTTGATATCCTCGATGCTATTCCAAAAGGATTTTCTATTCATGAAATAGTTTCCAGGCCAACAAATGAAAACGATGAATTCCGGGATAAGATTATTATTAATCGTTTGATTCTTCATCCCCAACAAAATTTCATATTTAAAGTCAGAAAGAAAACCGGTTATGATTTATATTTCAAACCTGCGGATTTCAGCGAAGAAAAAAAATTACCAATGGAAAATTTTCTACACGCTAGTTTTGATTCGCATTCTCCATATGGAAAACCATTATTAGAAAAACTATATTGGTATTATTGGTTTAAAAAAGAAACCGGTTTTAAATTTTGGGCTATTTTCCTTGAAAAGTTTGGCGGCCCAACTGCAATCATGAAATATCCCAGCGGTGATACCTCAAAGGCTTTACAAAACGCCGCTAATGCTGCACTTGAAGACTTACAGAATTCTTCTGGTATTTCAATTCCGGATTCATTTACTCTTGATTTCGCCAAGGTTTCTCAGGGTGATATCAGTTATCAAAATATGATCGATGCGTGTAATGCTGAGATGTCGAAGGCCGCTTTAGGTGCGACCCAAACAGTAGAGGAGGGACGGCGTGGTTCTTACGCTCTTTCTCGTACCCATACCGATGTAAGGGCAGAATATAAGAATCATGACGCTCGAATTCTTAGAAAAGCAATTCAACCACAAATCATAGATCGTTTTACAACTATGAATTTCGCAAATCCCCTTCCTCCTAGAATTGATTTTATAATTCCGGCTATTGGAAATAGTACGGATAAACCAGATCCCGATCATAAAGACTTTCTAAACGATGTCTAATTATTCCATCGATTTCATCAATCAAGCCAAGGAATTATTTCTTCAAGGCTTCTCATTCCGAAAAATAGCTCAACAATTAGGAGTCAAACAATACGCTACGGTATTCCATTGGTCGAAAAAATATAGCTGGAAAAAAGATTCGCCCAAATATCCCCTCAACTCACTCAAAGACCAACTCGATCAATGTACGGATCTGGTTAATAAATTACGGCCTGAGATTGACAAGGCAGATATCTTAAGACCCTCTAAAGAAGACAGGGAACTGCTCTTAAACTATAATCGGTTTTCTAACCTTCAGCTTAAATTAATGCGTCAAATCACCGGATTAAAAGTTTCCTCTGGTAAATCTTCTAAAAAAAGCATCTTTGATTAAAATCCTCTTTTTTTGACAAACGAAAATAATTCGTTTTTTTCTTGACAAAACGAAAAATATTCGTTTTATTCTTATTTATGAAAAAGCGAATGCCATTTCCTAAGCCAAATATAGCTTATAAATATGCTTTTATGAGTGATCCCGCTTCTAATCGTATTGGTTTTCCCCAGAATCGATTGGGGTCTGATCATAAATTACAATTTCCTTTTTCTGCCGAATTTGATGATTCCGATCCACAGAAACTTATTGAGCAATGTAAAGATAATGAAAATTGTCCTGTTGCTGAGTTATTGAAATATGGCGGCCCAGGTTCTGGTCATTTTCAACATGCTGGTCGTCCAGGTCAAGTTGGTGGTTCTGCGCCTAGTGGTCGTGGTGGTGCTGATACTACTGGTAGTAGTCGTACTACAAGTACAAAAGGAAGGGGATTGCCCGGAACACCATCATTTGTTGGTCCTCCTTCTCCTTTTGCAAGTGGTGGTTCTGGCGGTTCTTTCGATGTAGTGGAAACCCTTCGTAATATTAGTGATAATGTTTTTGATACTGATCTTGATGTAAGTCCTGACTTTTCCCCTGATGAAGTAGATGATACCGAAATCACTTCTGCAATTGATATTGCAATAGATACCCTTTCGTTGCCATTAGACGCTGTATCGGCTTTGGAATCAATTAAGGAATTCAGCCTTGCTAAAATAAAAGCCTTTATTATTCCTATTGAAAATTTTCTAAAAGGTATAAATGATTTTGCCAGAGAAGGTGCGGGAATGGAACCCCGAGAAATAGAAGAAGAAGCGAAAGAGGTAGTAGATACATTTAAGCGAAAAATTGAGCAAGATTCTCATGAAGAAGTATCTAAAAATGTAATGAGATCTTTGATTTCCCAAAACAGAAACAAATTTATAGATCCTGAAATAGTTTCAGAAATTGCCGATCAGATATTGAGTGGTGAACTTAAGCAACGTGGCAATGATATTAATCAGGCTTTTCTTGGCATAGGGGTGACTAGGAAAGCAAGTGCTAAAGAAACGAAAGCAACTGCAATAAAGGAACGCAGAGAGAAAAGAGAAGCAGCAACGGAAGAACGTAGAGAAAAAAGAGAAGCAGAAAAAGTTGCAAAAGCAGAACAAAAAGCTTTAGACAAAATAGCAAAAGCAAAAGCCAAAGCGTTAAAAGATGCTAGTACCGCAGAAAAAGCAATAGCGAGAAATGAAGATAGAATTGCAAGACAAAATGCAACGGCGGCGGCGGCGGCGTTTAGAAGGGCTAAATCAGCCGCAGACAAAGCGGCAAAGGCAGCCGCAAAATTAGATGCAGATAAAGAAGAACCAATTATAGATGACATTATCGATGACATATTAGATGATGATACCGATCCTGATGACATTCCAGATATTGTAGAAGAAGCGTTAAATGCTACTGGTGGTGGTGATGAACGAGAAGAAGCTATTGAAAAATTCAGGGCCGCCGGAATTCAAGTAACTGCCGGTGGTGGTAGAGGCGAACAGGCCCCAATACCAGCCAAAGGCACACTTCCTTCGGACAGAGAAGGAGATGTTCCGGAAGACGCTAGTATTAAGGAACAGTGCCAGGCCATGGTAAATGAAGCAAAAGAAAATGGTACCATAGATCCAGATGCAAATATTTCAGAAATTATTACTGAATTGCGAGATGATTGCCCATTTGAAGATATCACAGATTTTATAAATTCTTTATTAGAAGACAGTGATGACAGGGAAACAGATATAGAAATTTTAATTGATGATGGTTTTGCTATTAGAAATGATGTCGGAGAAGTATTTATTACCGATAATGATTCCATTGAACCTGTTAAAATCGAAGATGATTTAATTAGAAATACTGAAGATATTTATAAACTTGCTGAATCTTGCCCAATTACTCAAGATAATGGTTGCCCTTTATTTCTTTCTGCATTTGCAGAAAATACAAGTAAGGATCTCGGCTGGAAAGAAATCTTTGAATTCGATGATTCTTCTATGCTCGATATAATTATATCGAACTTCCATAAATTAAAAGATACTCTTAGCCCTCCATTAAAATTAGGCCATGATGAAAAACAGGCGCTTGTTCAAAATTCTGGTTTTCCTTCTGCGGGTTGGATTACTGGTTTAAAAAGAAAAGTCGCTACAAATAAACTTTTGGCCTATTTTTCCAACGTACCCGAACAAATTGTTCAATTAATTGAAAGCGGTGCGTATAGAAGAATCTCTGCAGAATTATATAATAACTATATAGATCCTGATACAAAGGAAGAATTCGGACCCACTATGAGAGCGGTTAGCATTCTTGGTGCCGATGTTCCGAGGATAAAAACACTTGATGACTTAACCGTGATATATCATAGTGATAAACTACCATATAAAATTTTAACGGAGGAAAACAATATGGATTCGATTAAAAAGTTGGAAGAAACCGTAAAAGGAATGAAAAAGGACGTTAAAGATCTTCTTAAGTTGGCTGGCGAGGAAGGTAGTACCTTGATTCGTGGTGATGGTACGAGCTCATTAGTCGAAAACCTGAAGAAAAGAATTGCCGAACTTGAAGCACAGATAAAAGCTATGAGGGCTTCTGGTGGTAGTGATACTGGCAGTGATAGCTCAACTAATCTTTCTGAAAAGGTTAAATCTCAGGATGAAATGATTACCAAGCTTTCCGCTTCGGTTATAACAATCGGATCTGAATTGAAAGATGCCAACGAGCATATTCTTGATTCGAAGAAAACTGATTTTAAAACTAAAGCCGGCAAGATTTTGACTCCGGCTTTTATTGACAAAGCTCTGGAATCAATTAATTTTGCCGAAGAAAATAATAAGGTTCTTGAATTGATTCAGTATATGACAAAACTTCAGGAAGATAATGCATTGTTTCTTGCTGAGCCTATGGAAATCGAGGAAGAACTTGTGGATCCAAAAATTATGAAATTTAGTCAGGACAAACTTCATAATCAAGTAACCGCACTTGCCGAAAAGGAAAAAATAAATTATACCGAAGCTTTTAACCGTGTGATGTTGCTCAAAAAAGCGTAGGTATAAATAAGTTTAAAAAAATATGGTTTTATAAATTTATTTTAAGGAGTTGAAAAATGCCAGTATCTATCCCTATTTCAGAAGGAATGATGAATTCAATTGCGGAGGAACAAACCTCTGCTTCTACGGTTCAAGTTAGAAAGGGATTGCCTGTTATCGGCGGAACTGTGGATAATCAGGTTAAGCCAATTGCAACCGGATCGTCTTCAATGCTTAATACTATTCAGGGTATTGCTCAAGACGATGCCAATGACGGTGACACCACTAGGGTTGCTGTTGCGGGTCAAATTGCAATAGCACGTGTAAATGGTTCCGTAACAAGAGGTGATTATTTGATTGCTAAAACTGGCTCAACTACTGATGCAGAAAACGGCAGTCTTGAAACTCAGGCCACAATTACGGATGGTGACGTAATCGTTGCTAAGGCACTTGAAGATGGTACGGACAAAAGCTATATCAAGGTCATGGTGCTTTTGTATAAATTGGCCGCGTCTTAATTACTGATATTAATTCATAATTTAAATAAAGTTATAGTTTCAATTAATTTTTTTAAAGGAGTTACAAATGGGGTTTATAGCAATCTCAACAACACCACAAACAAATAAGTTGCTTTCTCAGTTGTCAGTTGGATTTCCTAATTATGGCTTTGTTGCTGATAAGCTTTGTCCCGTAATTGATGTTGGTGAGGATGCAGAACAGGGCGTATATTTTTCATGGGATAAGTATTACTTAAATTCTACCGTGGAAGACGTCAGGGCGATACGAGGCCATTCCAATGAGCCAGATGATCCCGTAGTAACGGAGAATACGTATAATGCAAAAGCGCATTCACTTGCTAAGCCGATTGATCCCCGGGATTTTAAACAACATAAAAACAAGGAATTGAAACTTGCACAATCCATACAAGAAGGTCTGCTTTCTTTGCTTCTGATTAAAAAAGAAGGCCGTGTGGCCTCTCTCTTTACAACTGCCGGTAATTATGCTAGTGATCATAAAGAAACGCTTTCAGGTGGGGATCAATGGAGTGATTTTGTCAATAGTAGTCCCGAGGCAAAAATTGAAGCCTCTCGTGATGTTGTTTCTCTCAGTGGATTTGAACCCAACACTATTGAAATCCCAATCACTACATGGCGAAAGATTCGGCAGCATCCCGAAATAAGAGCATTGATAAAAAGCCTTGATAGTAAGTTGCTTACCGAAGATCTGATTGTTCCGTCATTATTTGGGCTCGAACTCGTTGTCCCGGGTTCAAGACAGGTGACTTCGCTTCCAGGTGCTACCGAAGCTATTGCTCGTATATGGGGTGATTTTATTTGGATAGGCTATGTAAATAAAAAAGCAAATCCAGTTAAAATGGATCCAACTTTTGCCTATACATTCCAGGCCGCCGGTAGAAAGACTGATACTTTCATGGATAGACGCAATGAAGTAATTGATGTTCAGTTTGATATCGCAGAGGAAAAGATTACTGCGGCTGCAAGTGGGTTTCTACTTTCTGATGTAATTGCTTAAATTTAATAATCAATAATCTTTATATGATTTAAATTATGGTTACTACAGTAATTGCAAAAGCCGATACTGAAAAACGAAGAAAGATAAATGCCAGACGTGTAAAAATTGTAACAAATAAAAAGAATCTTGCTACTCGTTTACAAATCAAAGTACTTGACGGCCTTTATCTTCTTGCTTGTAAAGCTCCTGACTTAAAAAGTCTTTACGTTTTGCGTTCTTCCAGAGAAACCAAAGTTTTAACTAGGCAAAATTATTCTAAATTTATCGTATTACTTGATCGTTTAATGGAGTCATTATAATGTTTAAAAATATAAAAATAGGTCTTTGTGTTCTTGTATTTTCTTTGTTTGCATTGGCTTCGGATTCGTTTGCCGCTAATTGGCCGATTTTTCATAAAGGTAATACTTTAATCAAGGGTAAACTTCGTGTTACTGACACGGCTACTATTGATGGTAAGCTCAATGTTAGTGGTGATGTGACATTTACAGGTGGGCGTACTGTAATGTTTACTCTATTACCTGGTGATATCGTTTTGGCGCCTAATAATCCGCCTACAGCAACTATAACGGCTGGTGGTTCTGGCAATGTATGGCAAGTTCTACAATTTGATGCTGACGGTGGTTCTACAGGTGATGACCATATACAATTTGCTTGGGTTGTGCCTGATGGGTACGTAGTTGATTCTGGTCGAATGAATGTATTTTGGTCTTGTGAATCTGCTGAAACCGCACTTGATACAGCTACTTTTGATATGACTGTTTTGGCAATTACCGATACAGAGTCAGTAGATCAAACTCCACAAGCTTTTACGGCCGTAGGTGATATTACCTGGGCTGGCGTTGCAGACGAAATACATAGTACACAATTAAACTTCGAAGTTGACACCTTAACTATTGATGATATCGTTTATTTTGATTTCTTTGTAGACGAAAGCGAATCAATGTTTACTGATAGTCTTGATATCCATGCAATACAGATTGAATATGAATCCACCGAATAATGTTATATATTATTATAGCTACTGTTTGTGGAACCAGCGGGATATTTCTTCTAAAACATGCAAACATGACATTTGATGCGCCTAAATTAGCTTTTATGTTTATAGGCACTTCAATTGCCTGTATCTTTTGGGCTGTAAAAGGATTTGAAAATGGGATATTTCATAAAACGAAAGGTGTTAATCTTGCACTATTAATTTATTTACTTGCCTGTATCACTTCAATGGGTTTTTCTTACAATTGGGTGATATCCTTTTTTGGTGGGTTCAAGCAACATGGCGGGATTTTATCTCTTTTGATATATCTCGCCTTTTTTTATTTATCTGCTAATTTTATAAATCACTGGAATATTAAGATTGTTTTCAGGTTTTTAATTATCATCAGTGTTTTAATTGGCATATACGGTATTCTTCAATTTGCTAACATTGTGACTTATAATTCTTTGCCAGTATATGGCCGGGTATATTCAACCCTAGGTCAACCCGTTTACTTTGGCTGTTTTCTTGCTATGATGATTCCGGTTGTATTGTTTGAAATTGCGAGAACAAAGAAATTATATTTATACGGTGTTTTATTATTATTAATATTTTGTATTTTTATCGCAAAGGCAAGATCCGGATTAATAGCAACTTTATTTGTTTCAATACCATTGTTGTTTGTATATAAAAGTAATTGGAATTTTAAAATTATTACTTTATTTATTATTACTATTATGCTTATTGCCGGGGCTTTTATTAATGCTGAAATCTTGAATGGAATCAATCTTTATGAAAGATTTACAAGGCCAGTTGATTATTTGCCAAGACTAAAACTTTATACTACTTCGCTTAAAGCGGGTATAACGTTTCCTATTTTTGGTATTGGTCAGGATATTGTCAGGCCTCATAATATAATCTTGGGTCATTTTGCAAAACTAGGTATAATTGGCTTTTTTTGCTTTTGCTATCTTGGATATTGCTCAATAAAAAGTTTTCTACAAATTAATAAAGTGGGAAATTATAATTTGTTTTATACCTTGCTGGCCGTATGTCTGGTCTATTTAATATTTCGACAATTTAACCCGGCATATATACCAGTAACTCTATTGTTTTCAATGTTTGCCGGTGCGATATATGGTGTTAAGAATAGTAGTAATTCTTGTGTGTAGCTTTTTAATTTGCTTCTCAGTATTCAGATTAAAGGCTGATATTGATATGAAAACTGCTAGACAGTGGTTTGCTCATAGAAATATCGAAAGGGCATTATATTACAACAAAAGTGCCATTGCTTGGAATCCTACTGAAATCAAATATTATATAAACTTGAAGGAATTAGAACAGATTTTTCTTAATGTACTTAGATCCAATGAAAAGAAAATTATAATAAGAGGAGATAAAAATGTTGAATAAAAAAAGGAATATTTTGCCATTTATATCATTGGTATTTTGCTTGATGTTATCAGGGTTTTTTTGTTCTCAAATATATGGTAGGAATTCAAATGGTGTGACGGTTACAGATTTCCGGACATCTATGGCCTATGGTATGCATATAGACCATTTTACATCATTTGATCCCAGTTCTACATCATATGTTTACAATGAAGCCGGTGGGACAGGAACTACAGATGGAGAAGTCGATGTAACCGGAAATACTGGCCCTAAATCGTTACATATCGCCGTTTCAACGCTTGGGTCAACAAGTTTAGACTTTCAAATTCAAGGAAAGATAGCAACGGCGATATCTACCTGGGCTCCAATCTTTACTCTAAATTACACAACCACTATAGATGAAATAATTCCAATTTCAGAATATATAACCTCATATAGACTTGGTGTGAAAGTAAATACTGATGGTACAGATACAATAGATTGTAGTACAACTGTAATTACACATAGATAATTTAGCACTTCAATTAATTTTTTTAGAAGGAATGTAAAAATGTTAAACAAAAAATTCATATCTGTCTTTTTTATAATCAGCTTTTTTTCTCTGATTTTTACCAATACAATATTTTCGCAAAGTAATATTCCCACGCCTTTGGGTTCTACTGAAGTATGGCAGGCGCTAAAAAATGATTTGAATGGTAGTGGTGAATGGAACCAGATCTCATTTGCTGATGACACGACTCAGACTACTGCAGGGATCGCGGCACCGTCTTCTAGCACAGATAATGCTATTGCAAAATATGATGGTATTGCTGGTGCATTACAGGATTCTGGAATATTAATTAATGATAGTGACAATCTAACCCTTCCCGCATTGACACATTTAAGATTACCACAAACCAACGAATCTGCTACTCCAACATTGGCATTTGGTAATGGTGATACAGGGATTTATGAAAGATCGGATAATGTAATGGTCTTTTCATCTAATGGTGATCCCGTATTTATTATGTCTGGTACTGGATCCGGAGTTGATGGCAGCGGCCGTCCTTTCCTTTTTAACAGAATGCCAACATCAACTATTACATCTGTTATACCAAATATAAGTGACGATAATACAGGTATTGGCTGGCGTGATGACCAACTTTCCTTGATAGCAGGTGCAAAAGAAGGGATCCGCATTACTGAATCTGGCGGTGAAACGATAACAACAATAAAATCAAATGGAATAGATACTACAGCAATATTGACTATCGAAAACACAGGCGGTGATTTCCAGATATTCCGTGATGATGCTTCACCAGAGGGTGTAATAACAGGTTCGATTGGTGATTTCACAATAGATACTACCAATGGCGGATTATATCTGAAAATAAGTGGTTCAGCAACAAATACGGGATGGGAGCAAATTGGCGGTACACCTTCATTTAAATCTTATTCATTATCTAATCCAGGAAATTCCGGAACTTTCTATATTGGTGGGTCTTATGATTTTGCTGCTGCTCATGAAGTTTTAACCATCGGTGGTACAGTAACACGAACATTTGGAACAGCAGGTCAAGCACATGGTTCACATGCTTTTTGTGTGGCTTCTGGTGTTGGCGGTACAGACCTTGTATTGACGGTAACTGGAGTTTCAATAACAGATGCTGGTGTTAAGAATGATTCAGACTCAGAGATTATAGTTGCTGATGCAGATCAAGCTATAACAGATCAATATTTTGAAACGACTAAAAAATGGCTTGGACAGATAACCTATACTTTAACGGGTTCTTCCGGTGCATTTACAATTAATTACGGATTTGTTAAATATGAAGATTTCGGTAATAGGAATTTCATTGTTAGTAAATTTGAGGTAACAGGTGAGGCAAGAGCTAATGAAACGGGGCTAAATCTTGAACTATTACATCACGAATCGGGTGCATTTGTTTATCATGCGTCTGCTTTTGTGCCAAACCAAACAGCGTTAGTAAGTCTTGCCACTGATTATGGTACAAATAACGATGTGGCGAGCGATAAGCCCTTTGCTTATAAACGGACAAACCTCAGTACTGCTATTAGTGGCGGTGGTTCGGAAGGGTTAATAATCAGGATAACTACTGTAGTAAATAATTCTATTAATGATCTTACGGCTCATATAGGCGTTACACTTAATTAAGAGGTAATATGAAAAAAATTGCAAGAGCAATAATTGTAGTCTTGGCCACTCTTATAACTGCGGGATTATTTTTTATACCAATCGTATGTGATTTAACAATAATAAAAATTGACTACCTGTTGAAGTGTTTAATGGCATGGATTCCTCTTAATGTCATGGCATTTTCGTTTTATTTTAAAGATAAAGAAGAATGAAATGGTTCCTTGTATTAATAATCATATTCTCTGCCAGTTGTTTTCATGGTGATTCAAAAAAAACTAAGGGTAGCTTTGTTGGTGCGTCAACTAATATATTAAGATTTATACCCGGGTACCGTTCTCGAAGATTAAAAAATCTTGATTTTTATATAGAAACTGAATCAAAGGAATTGAAACGGCAGCAAATAGAATTTGATTCCAGAGCATTAAGAAAAAAGTTAATAGAGCTGGATAAATGAAACCAAGATTTGAAGGTGATTTAGATTTAAGACACAGGAAAGAGCCGGAAGATGGAAAGTGGTTTACGCTACTTGCTCCATTTTCATATTACAGTGAAAATGGAGATTGGTATCTTGTGCCAAAATGGACAAATACTGATTTTGCATCAATACCAAAGCCACTGCGTATGTTTATTAGTCGTGTTGGTTGGCATAGTCAGCCAGCAGTATTTCACGATTGGTTATGTGCTAAAAAGATAGTAGATCGCAGAAAAGCTGATAAACTATTTAAAGAGAGTTTGAAAGTTGCACTTAAAGAATATATAAGTTTTGCATCGGGAATAAAAAGATTGTGGAGAAAAAAAGGCTGGATAAAACTTAGAACTATGTATGCCGGTGTAAGAACATATTCAATTGCTACATTCAAAAGATAATGAGGAGATGTGGAAATGATAATGAGATATTTTATATTATTACTTATTGTTATAATTAACATTACAGGTTGTGGTTCTGCATATATGAAAAATACTATGTTTGACCCTGCTACTGGTAAAATATTGTCTGTTAATGAGGTTAGTTATAAACGATTAGGCTCAGGTGAATTAAGTACAATTGATATTAATTTGAAAACAGGTAAAGCTAAAATAGGTGGACAGAAAGGCAATGCAGGTGATTTAACAGAAGCTTTTTTAAACCTAACAGAAATTGCAAAGAGTGCTATATTAATACCATGACAGACGAAGAAAAACATACCAACGTAATGGTTGCTCTTGCGAAAATCAATGCAACTTTAATTGAAGTTGTGAAACCTGCCATTGACCAGGTCTATGCAAATAAGGAAAATATTATTATACTTAAAATCAATGCTAAAAATAACAAAGATAATAAAAGCCGATTGATTTCTTATGTTTCTATAGTAATTAGTTTTATAATAGCTACGATGTTAGGCATTAGACACTTTTTTAAGTCTTGAGCCCTTCAATTAATTCTCCATTTGTGACATATCTAGTATAAACATATTGATATGAAAATCTAAAATGATATAATATTACAAATCAATCGGAGTGTGGATAGACACTGCCTAGAAAGTTGTACAGAAACCCTTTTGCGTGATGCTATCCCATTGTGCAAAAGGGTTTTTTGTTGGAGTAATTATAATGAAAAAAAATCATGATACGAAATCATATAGAGTGTGGCAGAATATGAAGCGAAGATGTTTAGATAAAAATAGTCCTGGCTATAAAGATTATGGCGGGAGAGGTATTACTGTTTGTGACAGGTGGTTATCCTTTGAAAATTTCTTTGCAGACATGGGAGAAAGACCAAAGGGGTTGACAATTGAGCGTATTCATAATAATGGAAATTATGAACCGGTAAATTGCAAATGGGCAACATATACAGAACAAATGAATAACAAGCGCAATTCCGTTATTCTATTTTATAAAGGAAAAAAGCAGACAGTTGCACAGTGGGCGAAAGAATTAAATATAAATGAAGGAAAAATTAGATATGGAATCAGCAAAGGAATGACAACTAAAGAAGTCTTGCAGGAAAATTACTTTGACGATAGTCACTATATTGTAGATAAAAGCAAATATTTATATTACCACTAAGTTCATACATGAAGTAGGGCAGTCTATCTCACATACCATATATCGTGTTACGCTGATTACTTCGAAAAATAAATATATTTTATTGTTGCTTTGTTGTTGTGTATTTGTTAAATACACAACATGAGTAAATTGAGAAGCACGAAAAAGAATCAACGATATAATATCTGTCTTTCCAAATCCCTTCATTCCAAAGTCAAGAAATATGCCAAGAAGAATGATATGAGTTTTTCTTATTTTGTCGAACAATCAATTATTAAAAAACTTTCCAAGCTTAATTTATTATAATTCCTATGTCTATTGATCATCAAGAACAACTCAATGAATGTCGTATTAATACTTATAATAATTATTTATGTAATATGAAGAAAAAAGAATTGCTAGCTTATTTTAATGACATGGAGATTACTTCACTTGTTGTGTTTATTAAAGAAGTATACGGTAATGATGGCCGTGACGATTGTAATTTTGAAAGTTATTATTTAAATAATTAAAATATTATTATGCCTTGCGATCTTAAAACTAATATCAATAAGAAATCCTGTGATTCCTACATCAAAGGTGGTATGTGTTCAAAGGGTAATATGTTTAGATGTACGGAATATATCGAACGTAACGAACCGATTCTTTCACATTCCGCAATAATGAATTTCATTCGATGCCATAGGTTACATTACTACAATAATATTCAAGGTATACAATTGAAAGATAGTGAGTATTCGGATCCACTTAGAATTGGAATTGCAGTTGATGATTATATTACGGTTCAGCTTCTTACTGGTGAAATCTCTGATAGTTCATTAACTATAAATACTGAAATTGAATATTTATGGCAGGCAAAGTCTATTGCAATTATGCACGCTTTTACTCGTTTGATTGATGTTAAAAAATATATATCTCTTTATTCCGGCCAATACAAATTTGAATTAGATCGTGATGGATATCCTCATATAAAAGGCTACATTGATCTTGATTCTAAAAGTGGCAAAAACTTCATTGAGTTAAAAGTTGGCAAATCTCCTGAGTATTATCTAAATCTATTCTATATCAAATATAAACTGGCTACTTATTTCATGGCATCTGATGAATATAAATCTGCCAGGGTTTGGGCTATCAGGGTCCCGCAACTTAAACGTATTGGTAAATTCAAGGATGAATCGCTAACTGAATATTCCAATCGTTGTTATCGTGATATGCTGGCCCGGGCTCCTTTCTACTTCCCCGGGTATAATTCTAAAATTAAAAACTTCGGTACGAAATTCGGACGGGTTGAAATCGATATCGATGAAATGTGGAAATATTATCGTATGATTGCCGATAATATTAAGCTATGTGTGAAAAGGGATCTGTGGATGCAAAACGGCGGCGGGTGTTTATATCCTTTTGAATGTGATTATTTGCCAATATGTAAGAATAATGGTGCTATATCTGAAGATGTTTATACTTTTAGGAAGGTGAAATAATTATGGAATTATGTTTTGATGAACATGGAGAAGTTTGCTACGAAACAAAATCTTGCCCGGCTTGTGATGCAGTTGAGGTTAAACGTGATGAATTGCAATCGGAAATTGATGATTTAAAAACTAAGATTGAAGAATTAGAAGATTGTTTACCTTAATCCCCATACAGGGCACGGTCTTTATTATGGCAATGCGGGAGCGCAACCATGAAAAGGGCAAGCCGTGTCCTGTATATCTTTTAAATTATGGATAAATTGCCCTTGTAAAAACTCAGGCGTGAGCGGAGCGAACATAAATCTTTATAACTTTTATTTATAGGAGAAATTATGTCTACCGATTTCATCAAAAAGGAATTAAAAAAATATAATATTACTGATGCTGAAATCTCTAAAGTTTCGAAGGAATGTATGCAATTGATTGTGACCAGTGTTGATGATATGACTAATTATAATATTGTCAAGCAAGCTCGTATTGGCATTAAAGCCAAACGTGTTGAGGTTGAAAAGAAGCGTAAGGAATTAAAATCAGAAAGTTTGGCTTTTGGTAAAGCAGTTGATGGTGAGGCTAAACGTATATTTGCCCTTATTGCTCCCATTGAGGAATATCTTATTTCGCAAGAGGATATTGTTGACGATGAAAAGCAAAGAATTAAAGATGTAAATGCTCGTTTGGAACAGGAGCAAAAAGATAAGGAAGAAGTAGAATGTCAACAGGAAATTGCCGATGAAGAAGTACGCCTTGAAGAGCAACGTATTGAACAAGAAAAAAAGGAAAAGGAGCTTCAAGAAAAGCAAGATAAAATTGATGTTGAGAATCTTAAGATTGAGAATGATAAGGCAAAAATACAAATAGAACAGCAACGTCAGGAAGATATTGAAAAAGCACAGGAACGTGCCACGGCTGAAGCGGAGGAAAAAGCTAGACAAGATGCTGATGAAAAACTTGAAATGGAAAAACAGGAAAAGAAAGATGAAGAATTACGAATTGCTCAATTACCAGACAGGGAACGTATCCATTTATATGCTGAAGCTCTCAAAGCTATAGTATCTCCAGCTTTATCTAATGCGAAGATGCAAGAGAAATTTAAAGTTGGCAAGGTTCAGGTTGTTGGTGCTTATAAATATTTTAAATCTATTTAATCTTTTAATGTGAGGAATTTATGCAATTAATTAAACGTGAAAACAGTGCACCTTTTATTCTAATTTATGGTGATACCAATTCTGGCAAAACAACATCTATTGTCCTTACGGCACCTGAACCTATTCTTTGTATTAGCGTTGAGGGCGATGTTTGGCTTGCGGTAGATGTTGCTGATAAACAAGTTAGGGATGGTTTGCGTAATAAGAAAGTTGATATTACTCCTATGTTTCCTTGTAGTCATGAAGATTTAATGGATTTCCTTCTTAAAATAATAGAGGAAGCTAAAACTGGCAAATTTAAACATAAAACTGTTTTCCTTGATTCCGGTACTTTCTGGATGAATGTTAAACTTGCAATCCGTGTTGAAGATGATCGTAATGTTGGCCGGATTGGTAATGATGATGGTAAACTTTCTGCTCAATCAAAAACTGATTGGACCGAAGTTAATACTGCTAATAGTCAAATGTCAAGACTAACGGATCTTCTTAAAATTCTTTCTGATTGTGGTGTTATGGTGATAATGACTGCACAATTACAAGAAAATCCAAAATGGAATAGTGATCTTGAAGCCGGACCTTGTTTTAATTATAAAGATTACAATAAGGCCCTTAAAGGATATTTTGATTATATCGGGTTTACTATTCCAAATCTTGATGATGATGGTGATGTTGTTTATCCACCGAATTTAAGTTTCTCTGGAGAACATGGATATATGGTCAAATGGCGTGGTGTTCAGCCGAAAAAATTAATTACTAAATTTGATTTATCGAAAAGGTTTGCATGGTTTTGCAAATAGGGGGCGAAAGATGAGAAAGATTATTTTGGTATTGGTATTGGTATTTAGTTGTAGTGTTGCGTGGGGAGTTGATAAGTGTTGTGATGAATTTGGAAAAACTCATGTTCATCCTGAATTTGCAATTATATATCAAGATCATAAATGTTCAACATGTTTTAGAATGCATTATCCCGAAAGAGACATTAAATTTGAATTACTACAAGAAATAGACCTGCTTAAAGCTAGAATTGCAGAGTTGGAGAAAGATGGTAAAATTATAAGGGATACGATTAATCAAAACATAGATTGCATTATTAAGTTTAAAAAAAGCATTTTGGGTTTTGTAAATGATTAATTGTTTTTGGTAGTGGCGGAAAAGGTAGACGCTTAACAGGTAAAATCATGTCGTGAGCATCCTGTGAACAGATAATGATTATGCAAGGTGACTATACGAGTAGACAACGTGGGAGTGAAATACAGAGTGCGACTTTGACTCGGCAAATTCTTGCCTACCAAAAACATTTATTGTTTTAAAGGACCCGAAGAAAATATTGCTAAAGGTTTTGCAAATAGTGGGTAATATATTATGCGTGGATCTCATATAATAGGTAATTTAATTCATGACCACGGTGCTTACGGTCAATGCCAATGTTGTCATAGGTATTCGGATAATCCGAAATGTTTGCGTCATGATTTTTATTGTGAATGTGGCAAGAAGAATCTTTTTTCAGGTAGTTTTCGTACACCTAATGAGGATTCTAAATGGTTGCTCTAATTTTATATTTTTTACTTTTGTAAAGGAGGTATGTAATGGTTGAGGAATTGAAAGCTAGTGATGAAATTGAGGGTAGTGAGGATATGGGTGGTTTTACTTTACCACCAGAAGGGAATATTGCTAAAGGCTCCGGCGTGTTGATGGAATTCACTAGCGAGATTAAGTCGTGTGTTTCTGATGAAGGTAAAAAAGGGTTATTGTTTAATGTTGTTTATTGTGATGATCCTAGTGCAAGAGCAATGATATATTGCAGTTTAGAGACTCAGTCTGGATTGGCAAAGATTGTTGGTATTGGTCGGGATTCAGGTGTATTTGATAGGATCGACAAGAAACGAATTGCTCAGAGTAAAACTCCAATTCAATCTGCTGATGGTAAGGTTAAGGTCAAAAATCTTACCAATGAAAAGTTTCATGAACAGTTACGGAAGGAAATTGAAGGCTGTTCTATTCTTTGCACTATTAATCATACCGAGGCTAAACCTTACAAGGATAAAGATACTGGTGAAGAAAAGGAAGGATTTCCCCAGGCTAATATTTCTAAAATTGCATCGGCAAAAAAGGGTTCTGGCAGGGCTACTGGTGATACAGAAAAACAGCAAAACGATACGCCTGCTGGTGATGACGAGTTTGAATGATTTAATTCTATTTTTCTAATCTTTTAATAATATCAATGAATGATAAAACTGAAAAGAAAGTGACTGAATTGGCCCAGGAATTGGGAGTTCGGTTTGCTGATGACGTAAATGATTTTTAACTATTTTTACAATCTTTCTGGCTTGGGAGTTTCGGCTTCCAAGCCATTTTTTATATATTATGGAGACTTTTATGAAGAATATGACAATTAAAGAAGTTGATTTTTGGTATTGGCTTGTTAAGTGGTTTATACCTAAAACAGTTAAATATTTTTGCTTTATGCACATTATGGTTTATTCAACAACTGGAAAGTATGAAAAAACAATTATCCCTGAACTTACTGGAATGGATGCTATTAAACGTTATGGTGATGACAAGGATATTTAATGTCTAAAATTAAAGTTGATGACTTCTTAATTGTGCCAAAGGTTGTGACAAATCCGGTACCGATTCATTATATTCCGGCCATACCTAAAGGATTTAAGATTGTTATTGATACAAACGAACAAAAACCTTATAAATTTGGCAAGATTCCTATAGTTAATAAAACTCTTAATGCTGGTGATTATAGCATTGAGGGAATGGAACACTTAATAATTATAGAACGTAAAACCCAGAGTGATTTTTATGGCAGTATTGGAAATGAGCGTGAACGGTTTAATCGAATGTGGAATCGGTTATCATATCATTTTTTTCTTGGTTTGATTATTGAATGTGATGAATTGGATCTTATGAATCCTGAGGTTACATATTCAGAAATAGACAAGAATACGGTATATGCTACAATCAATTCTTATGAGGTTAAACGTGGGATTCATGTATATTATGGTTCCCGGAAAGCTTGTGCCTTGAAGATTGCTAACTGGTTGCTGGTTTTTCATAAAAACTATACTGAGAAAATGAAGAAAAATAAATGATATGTTTTATATTAATAAAAAGGGTAATAGGGTTAATCTTACTGTAACACGTCATGCGATTTTACAATTCTGCGATCGTTATCAACGCTTATTTAATGAAAAAATTACTTGTCTTCAGGCACAGAAATATATCGAATATTGTTTTCCGCTAAATGGTATTGTTAAAAATTTTACTAAAAAGGAATTAAAACGTATTAAAAAATATGGTCGTACCTTTTATTTTCGTGATAATAATTTTACTTATGTGGTGCATGATGTGTTTATAATGACTGTTGAGATTAGTAAGAAGGGATTTAGACATCTTAATTAATTTATTTGGAGGCTGTTTTTATGATAAATGAAGATTTACATGAGGATCTACTCATTGGATCGGTTGATGGTAGTATGATCGATGACGATATATTGTTCCAGACCACCCGGACTCAATATCTCGGTATAGAAAACAAGATGTCTCCGGAGTCATTCTATGATCTCTCAGCCCTTTCCACAGTCGACAGGTTCCGCCCTGTGAAGATCCACGCCCGAATTGGTATCATTGCATATACTTTGATGTCTACGTTCCGTATGGAGGCTATGAAAATGTCTGAGGCCGATATGATACGTGGTCTTGTCAGTATTGGTCTGATTGCCTTATGTAAGCAGAAAAATATCAATTTTGATTTAATTGAATCCACGATTGAGCTCTATTCGGGCCAACGTCAGATATCAATGGACAAGCGCTTCAACGTCACGTTAGAGCTCTTGGACTTCAATAGTGCCTCTACGGTCGATATCGTGTCTGCAATCGTCTGTGGGCGGCCTAGAAACGATAAATACGGTGTATTGTTATGGAACCGTCTACACCAGGTATGGAGTAAAAAGACTCCTGAATATACAAAATCACGGAAATGGTGTGTTTCGCCTAATTTATTGAAGAAATGCCGGTCTTTTACTAAGGATGGTTTGTCGGATAAGATGTATGAATTGAAGAATAAATCCAAAAATAACAGTGTGGATTCTCAAAACCCATCAATAACCATTAGAATATCCCGGAGATTTACTATATTGTCGTATGAATACAACAAATTTTATGGTGCCGGCCGGTTGCCTGGGCAATTATTCCGGGGATATTTTAACGCTGGATTGTTTATTTTATCCAAATGGGCTTTGCAAAAGAAACTTTCTAATTATGAGTATATGTTTAAGCATATGATTCATGATCTTGAGATTCAAGCCTGTGTAAAACAAAGCCAACAATAATCTCTTTTTTTGTATGTGTGTAGCTTGATAATGGAGATACCGCATACAAAATGTGACTCACTTCTGTATGCGTGTAGTCGTGTAGCTCCGTAGTCGTGTAGCTCGAAAAACGATGGAGCTACCCTTTATGTATTATATTATATATAGGGAGAATTATTTTTAAAAAAGTCTGAATTCTGGTTTGGTCCGAAATGGCCTGTTTTGAGAAATGGAGAATGTGACGGTTTGAAAAAAAGTGTACAAAAAGTTACTAATACAAATTGGAGTACTCCACAGAAATTTTTCGATTTGTTGAATGATGAATTTGGTTTTACTCTTGATGTTGCCGCAACTGAAAAAAATACAAAATGCAAAAGATATTTTTCTTTATTCGCTTTAGAACAGGATTGGTCTGGTCATGTATTTTGGATGAATCCGCCTTATGGCCGAGGAATTGATGTTTATTCATGGGTAAAGAAAGCATATTATTCAGCTCAACATTTTAGCACTAAATGATAATCGTATTTTCTTCAATAACAGAACAGGTACCTAAAATCTCAGCGATATCAAATGGAAGATAAATTCAAAATCAAAAATCTCAATATCAATGAAATACCCTTCAAAAAGTTCCAAAACCCCTCTGCCCGGAATCGCTGGGATAAAACACAGAAGCATATTTATGAAGAAATCATTCAATCAGATAAACGGTTTGTAATGCTGTCGGCGCCAACCGGATTGGGAAAATCGCTGATCTGTGCTATGGCGGCCTATGCGTTATCCAATAAAATCAACTATGTTTGTTCAGATAAACAGCTCCAGCATCAATTATTAGAGGATTTTCCCGAGGCGGTACTTCTAAAAGGCCGTAGTAATTACGTCTGTAATCTATTCCCCCATCTAAACGCCGATACCTGTACCGCCAAATGTTCAGATTATAAAACCGATATCATCAAATGTAATTACTATGATCAAAAGACCAAACTACTTAAAGCTGATTTCCGGATTCTCAATACATATTACATATTATTTGAAATGAATTATGCCGGCCAGCTTTCCGGACAGGACCTGTTTATCCTGGACGAAGCGGATTCATTGGATCTGATTTTCATTAATTTCGTTAGCCTGCAGGTTTCGGACCGGCAGATTCAAAAATATGGTCTTGGCTACCCGAAGAAAACAATAGTTGAGTCATGGATAGATTGGGCTGGTCGTGCAATTGATATTCTGAAAGCGAATTATAATACCGATATGTTTAAAAATGCGCTTGACCCCGAATTTATCAAAGCCGTTAAGCTATTGAAGAAATTGAAGTTGTTTCTAAGTTTGGTTGAAGATGATTGGATTTATAATAGTCATTCTGGCTATTCGGAATTCAAACCGGTTTGGATTACTAAGGCGCTTATTGATAATTATTTATTCCAACACGCTGATAGGTTTATTTTATGTTCGGCTTCATTATCTCCTAAATCCATAATCTGTGAGACTTTGCAGATTGATATTAATCAATGTGATTATATTGAAGTTGGATCTTCGTTCCTTCCGGAGAATCGTAAGGTTATTTACGATCCGATTATGGATATGAGTCGTAAATACCGTGATAATTACATGGACATGATGGATGCGATTGAATCTGTGATAAATCTTCCGGAGAATCTTAACGTCAAAGGTATTATTCATTCTCAGTCTTATGATTTAAGAAATAAAATTATGTCATATATCTGTGATCCTCGTTTAATTACTCATGATCCCAAAGATAAGGCCAAAATGTTGAAGATATTTTATGAGTCTGAAGATCCATTGATATTTGTATCTCCGTCTTGTGTCCGGGGATTATCATTAAATGATAATCTTTGCCGATTTGGGATATGTCCGAAGATGCCGTTTCCTAATCTTGGTGACAAGGCGATTCAGGCCAGATGTTATAAATCGGGAAAGAAGGGAAAGGCTTGGTATAATTCAGAAACTGGCCAAAGCGTTTTGCAGATGTCTGGCCGCCATGTGCGATCTTTTTCGGATTGGGGGGTTATGTATATTCTTGATAGTTGTTTTGCCCGGGTGCGCAAAAGTTTGCCTTGCTGGTTTGACAAAGATATTATTCAGGATTTTGATTATTAGATTTCTTGGATCCTCGGTTTTAAAAAGAGCCCGTGCTTTTTGGAATTGCGGGAGTCCTTGTCGTTTTCTGGAATATGTCTCCGAAATATAGTGTTTAAAAAAAGTCGTGATATTTTGAGAAGGGTTTTTTAAATTTGGTGGGATTTCTTTATTAGCCATTCCATCCTATATTCTTGCTGGCTGCAACATGTGCACCATTTCCTATCTGTTGTCGTTTTTCGGACATAATTTTAGAATAATAATCTCCTGTATATCCTCGGAACATTGGATGCCCACACGGTGCATTTCTCCAAAGTTTTAACATGCTTTCATAATTCATGTCATTAATATACTTTTTTTCTTCTTTGGTCATAGCTTCTCCTATAAATGGTTGATCAACAAATAAAGCCTCTACTGGCCATTGATTCAAGCCTGTTCAGATTTTTTCTTGGTACTTGAGATCAAATTCTCCGGTGTTATCCACATGAATTAAAATCGCTTCCAGGGCGGAACGGAAATATACATTTAATTCTTTCTGTTTTCCTCGATGTGCTAACATTACTATCTGGTGCAAGATATCGATTATATTCTTAGACTGTACGAATTTGATATATGGGTTTATGTTTTTCTGTGGTTTTGTCATATGGTCTGGTTCTCCTGAGTGTGGGAAAAAGTATTTAATTAAATCCTTTCCAATTATTAGAACTGTTTTTGGGGTTTCTCTGATTCGTTCTATCATTTTATTATTTCAACCTCATGAAATGATGCAACTGAGCGAACAGCTCCATTGCACCACCATAATGATTTAGTTTCCCAGTCTATCTTAATTACAGCACAGATGCCAGGATCAGGAGTTCTATTTTTATATTTTATTTTCAAGGGAAATCCTTCAAGCATATTTTCTATCATTTTATTATTCCTTGTTTAGATCGGCGGAGTCGAAATTAAAGTTCTGCTTCTATGCAATCATCACAGATACGGCTTCCAGCTTCAGTTTCATCTTTTTTTGTGTATTGTATTTCATAATCATTGCCACAATTATTACAGATAACTAATGTATTTTTTTGTATAATGATTGAATCATTTGTTGGTTTTTCTACGATATCTAAAATAGTTGCCATTATTTCCTCAATGTCATTATTTAAATGTTCTGGTGCTGATTCGTAGTGAAATTTTGTACTACAATTTGATATCAAATCTATCTTTATTCCCGCTTCAAGTTCCTCTTTTAATTTATTTTCCATTTCAATTACCTTCCTTTTGATCAAAAGTTATATAGATATATAAATATAAATGCTTTCCATATGAAATATAATGTTAATAAGTAGAATATGTATTTCATTTTAAAAGAATGTTGATTGGATAGGTTTGTCTTGTTCTAGTATTATTAAATATTCATATTTTAATTCATTTGTGTTTCCGCAACATGATGCTTCAATGTCTATTAATGTTTTTTCGTCATAATCTCCTAGATATGAATTTGTTCTGCTCTTTGGTTCTTCATCACTACAGGTCAAGTGAATGTGTGGCTTTCTGTCTGGTGGATTTTCCATGTTAATTGTATCAACATAGCTTGGGCATGTGCAATTTCTATGTACTTCTTTAATTCTGAATATTTGTTCACCGTAACTTGTCTTGACTAACATTCCAGGTTCTAGTTTCATTGTCATAACTTTTTATCTAATGTTCTTTGTACTTGTTGCATGGCCCAGTCAAGTCGATCTTCAGGTATATCGGAAACAACATCATCTATATTTCGATCAACATTATCTGGTGAATACATTTTATTAAATATCCATCTTTGCTTTTCAGTACATTTCGATAATCCTTCTATTAATTCTTGTCTTGCAAATTTTTGTAATTTATTATTCATTTTTTTGTTTTCCTTTATGTTGGCAGGTTTAATTTTATTGCTATATATTTACAAGCGTAACATGGTTCTGAATGTTGATGTTTATCTTTTCTTGTTTCTGCTTAATGTGCTAGTGTGGTTTTTATTATTGATAGCGTGTCCATTCCCATTGACCGTAAATGCTTCATATCTGATTTATTTAGTTTGTTTTGCCATGTTGCCATAATTATTATCCTTTCTTCAGTTTAGAATAACAGGGTAACAGATTATAATTACCGTTTTGGAGTTTGTAATATATCTCCGTCACCCTGTTATTGTTAATATTGATTAGATAAATTATAATTAATCCCTGATTCAACATCATTACCGAAACATTGTAATTTCACTTCTATTCCTTCTTCACATTTCTTACATATCCACC